GTTGGGCGTCGACGGACGGCGCCTGGATCACGTCCGGGGTGCGCCGGGGGTTTCGGGCCCGGGCGTCCTGCCGCTCCAGCTTCCGACGCTGCCGTTCGCGCGCTAGTTCGAGGGCCATGTCCCGAAGGTCGTCTTCGGGCGTCCTGCGGGCCAGGGATTGACCGGGCTGTTCCATGACCGCTGTATGCCAGCGTTGGGCGGGAAAGAAAAGACCCCCGACCTTTGTGGGGCCGGGGGTGAGTTGGGGTCGACTGACTGCTGAACCCTGGGGAGAGTTCTCGATTGGTATGCAATAGGCCGGGGTGGGCGTCAAGAGCGACCTCGGGATACCGAGGACGGGTTGGTGACGGTTCCGGAGGAAATCACCTGATTAGCAAGGGTTTGCATAGGTTTAGGGGCGGTGACGGCGGAATTGAAAATCAGCAAAAGAATAGACTACACTTTGGATTCTGGGGAAATTGGTTATGTGGTTCTACCGGCCCGGATCACGAGGCCGCCCGAACCACCCCCCGCCCCCTTCGATTTTTTCAAAATGGGTCCCCTCCCTGAGAATAGACTAGCAGACCGACTCGCACCTGGTCAAGCAATTTAATTGCATCTCGATCTGATTTATTTGTTTGCGGCAATGCGAGAATAGACTACATTGATTCGCATAGGACGAAAGGAACGAAAATGGCCCAACGCACAAAAATATCGGTTCGGGGTTGCCCGTCTGGCAACGGTTGGCGCTACTATGCGACCTTTGCGCTTTACGATTTTCCGTATCTTTCGGATTATCACGGGCCCGTGGCCAGCAAGGCAGAAGCTTACCGGTTGGCGCGCGCCAAAGCCGCGGAGATCGAGGCGGCCATCCCGGTAACGTGAAACCCGGAATTTTGTGAGAGGAACGGAAACGGCTTGTTTCAAGGTTGAATTTCACTCGGGCGGGGTCCTCCGGAAGCGGTTTGAAGCTGCGGTTAGCCCAGTGCGCGGGTTGATGGCGGTTCCAGACTTCGAGTCCGTCTGCCGGGCCATGCCGCCGAAATACTGGCCGGCGATCCAGCGCGAAAATTGGCGGCAAGCTGATGACATGACGGGCGCCAGTCTACCGCTTAGGTTGGACATGTCCGACCGCAAGGGGAAGCCCCTCGGAACCCTGTTCGCCGCCTATCAGCCCTAACTGCCAAACCGTAACAGGTGTTACCGTCCCCCCGACCGTAACACCTGTTACGTTCTATCCATTCTGATTCAATTCACATTTTCTTGCAATCGCGGGATAGACCGAAAGCCCGGCCGCAAAAGACGGGAAGGGGGGATTGACTATCTATCCGCACTTCTTTAAGGGCCTTGAGGCCCTTAAAGAACGGTTCAGATATAGTCAACCCCCCAATTCCCGTCATGCGCCAGCTACGTCATCCCGCTCGCATATAGAATTATTCTAAAGGGGGCGCGAGAATAGACTAGACAGGCGAGGGCGAATCGGTCTAATGATGGCCTATCGGAGCAATCGAGCAACAGAGAGGAACACAGCATGAACGGACTCGAACGCATCCCGATGGAAGCCGGTGCGGCCGCGCTCGCATGTTGGGCCCTGGGGCTGGCAATCCTGCTGGCGCCGCTATTCATCCGCAAGTGAGAGGAACGGAAAATGGAACGGATCAGAGACAAGAAAGCCGGCCGCGCGATATCGGCCTATGTCATCCTCAAGGGGTCGCGGCGCGCGGCAACGGTGCACGTTCTGCGCGGCTCCGGTGGCGGGGTGCAGGTGGATATCTGGCAAGAGCCTGAGGCGGCCAGCCGGTCCCGCGCGGCATTGCTGAAGGCCGGCGGCAAGCTTCCTCCCAAGCCGGGCGAATATATCGAGCCCATGGCGCTGCAACAGGCCAAGGCTGGCGGCCATGGCTATGACAAGTTCACGGCGTGCCTGTCGGGAATGTGGGTCGACGGTCACAAGCTGACGGATCATTGCGGCGAGAGCCTGAAAAAGCCGCGCGGCAAGAAATATTTCCCGCAAGGCTTCAAGGCGCCGGAAGGCTATCGACTGGCCAATTTCGGGACCTTTCAGGAGTCGACGGGCCGCAAGGTGGATCCTTGGGCGCCGGAGACTGAAACGGGCGAGCGCGTCAACGGCTATTCCGACTGCTATCGGCAAGCCGGCCTGCAATACCTGGCGGCCGTCGGTTACACCGTGATCGAGGCGCTCTAGCGCGGCCGTTCAACCTTGCCCCGGCATTGGAGGCGCCGGGGCATATTTGAGCGACTGAGAGAAAGGAACGGATATGCACAAGGTAGCAGCGCGCCATTTGGCCGCGATCGAAAGCGGTTGGATTAACCGCGGGACCGTGACAGGTATTCGCAAGATGGTGAGCGCCAGCACCCGCGCCAGCATGGGCTGGAGCGTAGGCGGCGGGCAGGCCAAGGCGCCCGCGGAGGACGTGGAAAAGGTTCTGGCGGCCCTGATGGACCGCGCGCCCCTCGCAGTAGGGGAGTTGCATGCCGGCGGCTTGGCCGTGCTGGCCAGCAAGCGCAATCGGCGCAAGTTGGAGCGCGTCGCCGATATCGCCCCGGACGTGGTGACGTTCCGCCTTGTGGATTATGAATTGCAAGGCCGCGCGGGGGAATATTTCGCGCCTATCTGGCGCGCTTCCACGGTCGACGGCCGGCGGTTCGACTTCCTGAATATCCCTTGGCAATCGGGCGGGGACGGGCCGGAGGTCTTCAACGTGCATCGGGACGGAAAGGATTTCTGATGCCTGAATTTCAACTAGACACCAGCCGGCCGGCAACGGTCGACTTTTCGGACTTGAGCGACTTCGCGCAAGGTTACGTGGAGGCCCTGTTTTTCTGCGCCCAAGGCGACGACGACGGGATGGACGTGGCAACCTTCGCGGACCTGTCGCTAGGCGCCCTGTGCCGGATTGTGGCCGATTGCGACGCCTTCGGGGAGCAATGGGGCGACCTGGACGAAATAGCGCCCGACTATGACAGGCGCCAAGCCGGCCGGGACTTTTGGTTTTCCCGCTGCGGGCACGGGGTCGGCTTCTGGGACCGGGGCTTGGGGGAGGTTGGCGATCGACTGCACGACCTGGCCCAATCCTTCGGCAACCTTGACCCCTATATGGACGACGACGGCAAGGTCTATCTGGCATGAAGCGACGGCGCCGACGCTTTCGCCGCCCTGCCGTCAACCCCCACGCTATCCGGAAACGCCGCCGAACGCGGCCCGGCCTTGCATGGCTGGCCCTAGGGATCCTCGCCGCCCTCCCCCTGTTGACGGGCGGTTGAGAATAGACTAGACGAATCGAGAGCAGCAGAGAGAAAGGAACGAATCAGATGGAGACGGCAAATTTCGGCGGCCCCTTGGAGGTCCGCGACGGGTCCGCGGTGTTTTCGCCCGCAAACGACGCCCGGCCCTATTCGGTGCGCGTGGCGGATTGCCTGGGCTATCAGGCCGACCGCGAGGCATACGCCCGCCTTTTTGCGGCCGCGCCCGAATTGCTGGCGGTGCTGCGGGATATTGTCGCCGGCAACAACGGCCAGCCGCGAGGCGTGACCGTTCCGGCGCTTGATGCAGCCCGCGCCGCCATCGCCAAGGCAGAAGGGACCGCAGCATGACCCGCTGCCCCTACAGCTTCCCCGCCCGTTCCAAGCGCGCCATGCTGGCGGCAATCCGGGACATGGGCAATCCTTATTGGGAGGGCCACACCTGCTATCCGTTTTCCTGGAACGTGAAGGCGCCCTACCCCTTCCCCATGACCGCGGCCGAATTGAACCCCTTCCACTATGACGGGGGCGCATTCGACGCCGGCTTGGATGCGGCATGGGAGAAGGCATGGGAAAGCGGCGACCGCTTCAACTGGATGGTCGAGGACATGCGCGACCGGGCGGATGAATATTCGACCTGGCCCGGCGATGACGGGGGCTCGTTCAAATTTCAGTTTGTCGGCCGGCAGGGCGGGCATATGGTCCTGGAATCGGCCTTCGGCTTCAAGCTGAAGGGCCTGACGCTCGCCGAAATGGTGGAGGATATCATGCCCGACTGGCCGCTGGCCAATATTCGGCGCCTCTATCGCGCGCTTGTGTGCATGACGGCCGATTTCGCCCCGGACAAGGTGCGGGAGGAATACGCCCACGCAATCGCCTATGAGCGCTTCACCTGGGAGGAAGAGCAGCAGGAAGCGCGGGCGGCCAGTGCGGCGGCCTTCGCGGCCGAATTGGAGGCAAGCCGGCCTGGCATGTATCAGCCGGCCTAGAGAGCAAGAAAGGAACGGAACATGAAATTTGAGATCAAGTTACGTTTTTCGGCGCGCGTCATTTTCACGGCTGAAATCGAGTGCGACGAGGGCGCAAGCCACGGTGTCAAGCTGGGGCTTGCTGTCGGAGCCGCAATCAAGGCGGGTGCCAACCTGTCGCGTGCCGACCTGTCGGGTGCCAACCTGTCGCGCGCCGACCTGTCGCGTGCCAACCTGTCGCGTGCCGACCTGTCGGGTGCCAACCTGTGGGGTGCCGACCTGTCGCGTGCCAACCTGTGGGGTGCCGACCTGTCGCGCGCCGAACTGTCGGATGCCAACCTGTGGGGTGCCGACCTGTCGGATGCCAACCTGTCGGGTGCCTACCTGTCGGGTGCCGACCTGTCGGGTGCCAGCCTGTCGCGTGCCGACCTGTCGGGTGCCTACCTGTCGGGTGCCGACCTGTCGGGTGCCTACCTGTCGGGTGCCTACCTGTCGGGTGCCGACCTGTCGGGTGCCTACCTGTCGGGTGCCTACCTGTCGGGTGCCGACCTGTCGGGTGCCGACCTGTCGCGTGCCGACCTGTCGGGTGCCTACCTGTCGGGTGCCGACCTGTCGGGTGCCAACCTGTCGGGTGCCGGGATCAGGGCTTGGGTAGCTCAGGCTCGCCGCTCCGACGGATACGATTTCTTCGCGTTCGACACCGACCAAGGCGTGAAGGTCAAGGCTGGTTGCCGTTGGTTCACGGTCGCGGAATACCGGGCGCACGTGGCGGCGGAATATCCCGACACGCCGAAGGCCGCCGAGACGCTGGCGATCCTCGCCTTCATTCACGCGCGGGCCGGGGCAGCCGTATGAAACACTGGCAATTCGATGATTGGCTGGCGGTTGCCTTCATGGCGGCCGAACTGGAGCAAAGCCGGCCTGACATGTATCAGCCGGCCTAGAGAGCAGAAAGGAACGGACTATGGGAACGCGATCGAGAATCGGACTGCAAACCGGCAATGGCGCCGTGTATTCCATTTATTGCCATTGGGACGGCTACCCGTCGCACAACGGCCAGATCCTGATGGATCACTACGCGACCGAGGAACGGGTGCGGGCGCTGATGGACTTGGGCAACCTGTCCGTGCTGGATGCGCGCTTGGAGCCCGACCCCGGCCATGAGCATTCCGTTGACGGCCAGCGCCAGCGCGGGGTTTGCTTGGCCTATGGCCGGGACCGCGGGGAAACCGAGCAGGAAGCGGCCGTGGATGACACGCAAGCCGACTTCTTCAAGCGCTGCACCGAGGGATGGGAGGAATGGGCATATCTGTTCATTCCCGAATCAGGGCAGTGGATCGTTTCGCAGGTTGGAGGCGGCTGCGGCCCGTTCCTGGGTCGGCCGAACGTGCCGCCGGGGTGGGCGCTGCTGTATGACGTTCTGCAAGGGGAGGAAGCCTGATGCTTTTCAGTATCCAGACACGCAAGATATGCACCGGAGGGGTTGCGGCGATCGTGACCCGGCATGACGGGGTGCGCGCCAGCTACAGCGTGCACCCGGACCGGGCGCAAGCCTTCTTCGCCGCCAAGCGGACGCAAGCGGCCCTCACGCGCCGATACAAAGCCGAGAACCGAGCGCGCATTCGCGGCATCCTGGACGGTCTGCGGAGGCTTCCCGGCTGGCCGAGGACAAGCGCATGAAGGCGGGATTCAGCCACGAGAGCCCGCGGGCGCAGTCAGTCGAGTGGTTCACCCCGCCTTGGCTCTTTACCGCCATGGGCCTGCGGTTCGACCTGGACCCGTGCGCGCCTCCCGGCGGCCTGCCCTGGATACCGGCCGACCGCTTCCTGTGCGAAGCCGATAACGGGCTCGCACAACCTTGGGCAGGCCGCGTGTGGTGCAACCCTCCCTATGGGGCCATGACGGCGCCATTTATGCGGAAGATGCACGAGCACCGCAACGGGGTCGCGCTCGTCTTTGCCCGGACGGATACCGAGTGGTTCCACGCCTATGCGGCCAAAGCCGACGCAATCCTGTTCCTGCAAGGGCGGCTCGCTTTTGTGCCTTCGGGTCAAACCGAGGGCCGCAGTGGCGCCGGCGCGGGCTCCATCTTGGTTGCTTGGGGTCAGGAGTGTGTCGACGCGCTGGAGCGCGTGCAAAAGGTCCGGACGGGCCTGTTACATCGGGGCTTCTAAGGCTTGACGAATCAGGCCGGGTGCAAGAGACTAGGAATAGAGAGGAACGACTCGTGACGAATGACGAACTGCTGACGGCCCTGCGAGGGGTCGCAAACAAGGGGGCGGAGAGCCCGCACCTGCAAACCCTAGCCGATTGGCTGGCCGAGCACCTGCGGGCCATCCCGCCGGGCGACAAGTGGGACAGTCGCCAGCTTTACGCGCACCTGGCGCGCTCCGGGGTCGACGTGCCGGCCAAGCTGCTCAATCAGGCCATGTGGCGCCTGCGGGACTGCAAGGCGCTTCCGGCGGGATCCTGGGGCTATGACAACACTCGCCGGTTCATGGGCAACCCTTTGGTTGTCTGGAGCACCCCGGCGCCCGTGCCTGCGACCGTTGATGAAGGGATCTTCTGATGGGCTCGCACCCCCTCGATTGCCGGTGCGCTAGTTGTGTGCACGACTACGTGCAAAGGCTGGAGAGGCAAGTCAAGCGGTTGACGACCGCCAGTCGGTCGGCGTTGGACGCGCCAGCAGGCGAGCACTGGAGGGGCGGGGAATGAGCGACGAACTGGAGCGGGTGCAAGTGCGCCGCGCCTTCTGGACGGGATTCATTGCGGGGCTGTGTTTTGCTGGCCTAGCAGGGCTCGCAGCCGAACTGCTTGCGATGGCCCTCGCATGACCCGCCGCCTCACCAAGTCCCGCAGGAGTGGATGATGAAAGATTTAGGAAACGCATTTGAAGCGGGCTGGAAAGCCTACGCCGAATGCCAGCAGGATCGCCGCGCAGCCGGAGAGGCGGGTCTTGGCTACCGTCTGCTTTCGCTTGTAGTTGGCACGTATGCGGTCGGATACATCGCAGTTTATGCGATAGCCTTCCCGCACAGGCGACTAGACGCATGGCCGGAAATCGTCTTGGCAACAGCCCTAGTCGGCGTCGCTTTTGCCGCCCACTGGTGGCGCAAGCAGGACAAAATTAACCGCGCAGCATGGGCCGCCTTTCACGAAAAGTGGGGGCAATGAAGCATAGGCTCACCAAGGCCCGCGTTGCGCGTGCGGCTGAGATCGCGCGGCAGTATTGGAGCAAGTAAGGAAGGAACAGGCATGACCAAGCAAGTGAAGCTCATCGACGAGCCCGCGCCTGCGCCGGATGCGCTGCGGGAGGCGCTGAAGAAGTTGGTGAAAGCGGGAGACCAGTTGTCTGTCGCGGCTCAGACAACAGGCGGAACTTCCGGATCTGACGATGGCCTGCAAGAAGCCGTCAAGGGCTGGCAAGCGGCGAAGGCTTTGTATCGAATTGCAAGGCTGGAGCCCGAGGGCGCGGCGATTGGCGCTGTCGGAGGGGCCGCCCTCACCCAGCCCGCGCCTGCGAGCGAGCCCGTCTCAAAAGCGTGGCCTTCGGCTGAAGGTGCGCCGGTTTTTGACCTTGAGGCCGATGCTGCCGACTACCAGCGCTGCAAGGACGACGCCCGGCGATGGGAGGCGGCGCTGGCTGCGCTGACAGGTGCGATGGCCGGTTCCGCAGCGGACGGAACACCGCTCTACACACCGGAATGGGCTGCGCAGGTTTCACTTGAAGCCGCCGATGCCCTCGTCGCGGCCATGCGGGAGGCGGGCCAATGAGCGCGCTGGTGGACAGGATCGAGGCGGGGACGGCGACGTGCGACTATTGCTCGGGGACGGGTATGAAGTGGCAACTGCCGAGCGGTCAGAACGCTTTTGAAATGTCGATTTTCGAGATCGCCCGGAGGGTTGTCCGGGTGCCATGCCATTGCCCCGCCGCCCTGGTCCGCGCTGTTGAAGGAGAGACGAGGTGAGTAAGTTTGAGCTTTGGTGGACGCGGGGAATTCGCGCGCTGGGCGTCGTGACAGCGATTGTTGCCCTTCCGCTACAAGCGCTTGCCCCTGAATTGCCGTGGGTGATGCTTGTCCCTGTTGGTATGGGGGTTGCGGGTATCGCTCACGGCAATTTGACAGGATGGAGAAGCCAATGACCGCCCCCATCACCAGCGCCCGAGTGCGCGAGCTGAGCGCGAAGGCGACGGGGGGCGATTGGGACGGCGGTAAAGATGGTTGGATGGTCACGGCCTTCGACCGCCAGATGACCGTCTGCGACATTCGCGGATGGGGCTATCTGACAGGCAAAGGACACGCCGCTCTTGGCCTTTCGGCGGAGCAAGCGAAAGCCGTGCAAGAGCACAACGCCGCCCTAATCGCCGCCCTCTGTTCCGAGCCCGCGCGCAACCGCATCGCCAAGGCGCTCGACCTGCTGGAGCGGGTGGAGGGGCCTGTTGCCGAACTGCGAAAGGCACAAAGCGAGTGCCTTGCAAACAGGGCATATCTTGGGACTGCGCCGTGTCCAAAATGCAAAGCTACGCGGGATGAAGGCTGCCGAATTGAAGGCCGCGCGCAGAATGATCTTTGCCGCGCAGCCCTCGCCGCGCTTGTGGGGGAGGTGAAGTGATGGACGATATCGAACGCACTTGGAAGGTGTTTTGCGTTGACACTTTCGACGGCACGAAATGGCAGCACGGCAGCTTTGCCTCGCGAGAGGAAGCGGAAGCTGCCGCGAGGTCAATAGGTGGGACGATGCTGCGCGCTCACGTTGAAGACCCGTCGGGAAAGAGGATTGGTAGCTATGGCACAAGCTGACGCCATCGCCGCCCGCCAGGAGCCCCGGCCGTGACCTTCGGCCTTGTGCGATCGAGAACCGGCCGCCCGGTGAAGCCGCGCCCTGGACCCAAGCGGAACGGAGAGCGCAGCTATCTCACCTTCGCCCGCGCTTGCCGGGCCGCGGGAAAGCGGAACCTGCTCGACGAACTGTTCGACCCGGTGCGGGTGCAAGTCGCCGCGGGGGACGCCGAACCTGCTCTTGTGGCTGCGCTCGCCGCCTACCGCCGCCGGCCGTTCTGGACGCCCTCGGAACTGGCGAAGATCTGGCCTGTCGTGTGCGTGGGGCTTGTGGATCTGGCCAAGCCCTTTGAACCCCGGCCGGCCGACCTTCGGGCGGGCCTGCTGCGGCATGGCATGGTCCTGCTGCGACGGGCGGGGGGCTCGACTTGGTTCGCGCGCAACGGGCAGATGCAGGAATATTTCATCGTGGAGGATATCGCCCGCTGGTCGAACCGCACGGTGGAACAGGCACAATTCGACGAAGTGATGAAGACTCGCACTTGACGCGAGAGGCCACCTGAGCAATCAACGGGCTAGCGGTTTTGCTCCCCGCTAGCGCCGGCCTCTCCCATGCGGCTCCGTTCCTCCCTTGACGGAGGGGCCGGCGCACCCAACGGAACGGACAAGGAACGGATGGACGACACACGCAACCCCCGATTGGAAGCAGCGCTGTCCTACGCGCGCCGGGGCTGGCATGTGTTCCCCTGCCTGGCGGGCCTGAAGGCCCCGGCAACCGCACACGGCCACCAAGACGCGACGACCGACCAAGCGCAGATCGAGCGCTGGTGGACCGACAACCCGAACTGGAACGTGGGGATCTCGGCCGGCGCCAGCGGGCTCGCAGTCGTCGACGTGGACCCGGCGGGCCTTGCACATTGGGACAAGCTGCTCGAAGACTTCCCCGACCTTGCCGAAGCGGTGCGTTCGGCCCCGCGGGTTGTGACCCCCCGAGACGGCTTCCACGTCTATCTGAAGGGCGACGGCCCGACGACCGCGAGCAAGCTGGCGCCGGGGATCGACACCCGCGGGGCCGGCGGCTACGTCCTGGCGCCCCCTTCAGTCGTCGACGACGGCAAGTCGAAGGGCTCCTATATCGGGGATCTGGAGTGGGTCGAACCCGTTCCGGTTCCGCCTGCGTTCGGCGAACGGCTGGCCGCATTGAAGGCGCCAGTGGAGCGCAGCGCGCCGACCTTGCCGCCCGAGGAAATCCGGTGGGATACGCCCGAGACGACCGTGCGCGCCGAAGCGTGGCTGCAAACCCTTGTGGACGCCGGCGACGTGGCGGTGGAAGGCTGCGGCGGCGACCAGAGGACCTACGAGGTTTGCTGCCGCGTGCTGGAAATGGGTATCACGCCCGACGGCGCGCTCGACCTTATCTCTCGTGTGTGGAACCCGGCCTGTCGCCCGCCATGGGACGAGCGCGAGTTGGCGGCCAAGATCCGGAACGCCTGGGATTACGGGCAGGAGACGCGCGGCGGCAAGGCCGGCCGCCCGCTGGAGGAAGAGCACAAGCATCTGCTTGACGCGCCCGAGACGCCCGAGGATCAAGCGCGGGCGGCCGAATATGAACGCTTCACCCCGCGGCCGATTCAGGAGGCGCGAAAAAACCTTCGGGAGCCTGAGTGGCTGGTGCAGGATATCATTCCGCGCCGGGGAACCGGGATCCTCTACGGCCCGTCGCAGACGTTCAAGACGTTCCTGCTGCTCGACCTGGCCATGGCGATCTCGACCGGCCATGGCTCGAACTGGTGGCAGTATGGCGACCGGGAACCGCGGCCGATCCTCTACCTTGCCGGGGAAGGCCCGCATGCGTTCAAGGGCCAGCGGATCGACGCTTGGCTGGCGGCAAACCCCCTTCCCGGCCTGCTCGACCGTTCGCGCCTGTTCGTGGTCGACGAAGTGCCCCCGTTCGAGATGCACGCCTACTGGACGCACATGGTCGACTATCTGAAGGCCAACAACATCAAGCCGGCAATGGTCGTGATCGACACGCTCTCGCGGGCGCTTATGGGGATGGACGAGAACAGCGCCAAGGACGCCGGCAAGGCGACCGGGAAGCTGGATTGGCTGGCCCGGCAACTCGACTCGTTCGTGATTGCCGTGCACCACACCGGCAAGGACGCCGCCCGCGGGATGCGTGGCTCCTATGCCTGGTTCGGGAACGTCGACGTGGTTCTGGAGACGGACCGCAAGAACGAGCGCCACGTGGCCGTCGACCTGCATGTCCGGAAGATGAAAGACGGCGATCAGCCCGACAAACCTCTCCATTTTGAGGGGGCGCCATACGGGTCCACTCTCGCCTTCACCCGTGACTGGAATTATGAGGAACCTGAAGCAGTTGAGGCGCCCGAAGCGGCCTCCGGGCCGGGTTCCGAAGAGTGGTTGCAACCGGATGCGCTCGTGTCGGTTCTTATGAAGGGCCCGCACACACTGGAGCATCTGGCCGAAGCGCTGTCGCAATATCACAACGTCTCACTCCGGAAAGTGCGTCGCGGGCTCCAACAGGCAGCCAAAGGCCGGCTGCGCGCTTGGGCACCAGACGGGAGCGTGTGGAAACTGCCAGGCGACCATCCGGCCATGCAAGGGATGGAGTTCTGACATGCTTTTGGACCACACCGGAATCGACTTCGTGCTGAAGGTGAACAGCGTGGCCGACAACGCGGCGCCCGCCGACCTTATGCTCGAACGGGGGCTCGACTATTCCACGACCGACAGCCGGCCGGGCTCGGCCGTCCTGTTCACCAAGGATGCTTGGGCCGTCGCCGACATGATCGAGCACGCGACGCCGCGCGCCGCCAGCGTGCTGAAGCCCATGGCCGACCGTATCGCGCTTTCCAGCGCCAAGTCGTCGGGCTCGCATTTTCGCATGCCGATGGACAAGGAACTGTGGCCCTTCCAGAAGGCCAGCCTCGACTATGCGCTGTCCCGAAACCAGTCGCTCATCGCCGACGCGCCGGGCCTCGGCAAGACGCCGCAGGCGATCGTCTATGCGAACGAGATCGGCGCCAAGCGTGTCCTGGTTCTGTGCCCGGCGGCCATCCGGCTGCAATGGGCCCGCAGGATCCGCGAGTGGTCGACGATGAAGTGGCCCTTCGTCATCTACCCCGTCGTCAACAGCAAGAACGGGATCCACCCGACGGCGGAGTGGACGGTCGTGTCGTTCGCCCTGGCGCGGAACCCGGCGCTCGTCGCGGCAATCGCGCAGTCGCGCTATGACCTCCTGATTATCGACGAATCGCACTATCTGAAGGACCCCGAGACGGCGCAGACGAAGGCGGTGTTCGGCGGCGCTGACGGGCTTTATCACTTCAAGCGCGGGCAGGACGCCATCCCGTCGATCATGTCCCGCTGCGCGCATGTCCTGTGCCTCTCGGGAACGCCGATCGTGAACCGCCCGCTGGAGGCTTACACGACCGCCCGGAACCTGTGCTGGGACGCGATCGACTATATGAGCCTCGACAAGTTCCGGGTCCGCTACAACCCGCAGAAAACCATGTTCGTGCGCGACGGGAAGAGGATCACGGACGAGCGAATCGGTCGGGTGCGCGAGTTGGGCAACCGGATGCGGGGCATGTTCATGGCCCGGCACGCCAAGCGCGACGTGATGGACCAGTTGCACATGCCGAAATACGACGTAGTGCGGCTGGAAGAGACGGGCGAAATCAAGGCCGCGCTGCATGCCGAGAGCATGCTCGGGCTGGATATCGACGTGATCCAGACGACCAATGACTACAAGGTCCTCGGGCATATCGCGCAAGTTCGCCGGGAGATGGGAATTGCCGTCGCCCCGCAGGCCGCCGAATATATCAAGCTGTGCCTCGACGGCGGCGAGGACAAGATCGTCGTTTTCGGCTGGCATATCGAGGTCCTGGACAAGTTGCAGGAGATGCTGGCGAAATATGGCGTGCTGCGGATCGACGGCTCGACCTCGCCGAAAAAGCGCCAGCACTACGTCGACCTGTTCCAGTCCGATCCGAATATGCGGGTCATGCTCGGGAATATTCAGAGCATGGGAACCGGCGTCGACGGGTTGCAGCAAGTGGCCACCCATTGCGTGCTGGTCGAGCCGTCGTGGACACCAGGGGAGAATCAGCAAGCTGTCGATCGACTTGACCGCGGCGGGCAAACTGGCCATGTTCAGGCCGATTTTCTCGTGGCGCCAGGGTCGATTCTCGAAAAAATTCTGGTGAAGGCTCTCGAAAAAGCCTCCACGATTTTTAAAACCATCGGTTGACAGGAGCAGAAAATGTCTGAATATTCCGAATCGGAACGGAGCAATTTTCGCGCAGCGCTGGACAACGCCCGGGATTTCACGACGCTTATGTCGCCCGGGGAAGTCGCCGAGCATCTGCGCCACTATTTCCCCGCAGCCATGGACGTAAACGCTGAAAGGAACGACAATGGGAATCACGATCACGATCACGGAGGACACGGTATGGGACGCGCAGAATGCGATGGCGCAACTTCTGGCCGGTCGCCAGACAGCTTCCACTTCTGGCTCGGTGCCGGCGGCCATTGCGCCGGTCGCGCCTATTCCGCCAGTCGCCTCCCCGCCGATTTCGGATACGGCCCCCTCCATCGAATCGACCCCGCTGAATACCCCGACGGCCTCTACCGAACTCCAGCCGGAACCGTCGTCCGGGTCGACCGAGCAGCCGAAGCGCGGCCGGGGCCGTCCGAGGAAGGACGCCAACTCCGTTGCGGCGGATCCCGCGACTGCGACCTCCGAGGCTGCTGACGAGGGAAACGCGCCTTCTGGCGAAGCCTCTGCAACGGAAACGGTCGAACCGACTTCGGACGCTGCATCCTCGACCTCTTCGGAGAGTGCGACGGAGGAAGTTGTCACCGAGACGGCTGAACAGCCAGCCGTCACGGACGCGGACCTCCAGCGCTTCTGCGCCAAGCTGGCCGAGAAGTTCGGCGGCCCTCAGAAGGTCTTCGACGCCTGCAAGCCGTTCCTGGCCGAAGGTGACGTGGCGCGGCCGACCAACATTCGCCGGACCGAGGACCGCTGGGCCTTCATCCGGGGCATGGAGATCGAGAGCGGGCTGACGTTCCATGGCTGAACATAGCCTTCTCGGCGCGTCCGGGGCGGCTCGGTGGCTGGCGTGCCCCGGCTCTTTCCACCTGTCGCAACTGACGGGCTCGGGTGAAGAGTCGGAGCACGCCGCCCTCGGCACCGCCGCGCACAAGCTGGCCGAGCGCGCCCTGCACGACTGCAAGGACGCTTGGGAGTATATCGGCCAGCGGGTCGACGGCTTCGACGTGGCGACCGACCGCGAGGATGCGATCGACCCGACCGCGCTCCAGGTCTATCTGGACTACGTGCGGGGTCTGACGCAGATCGCAGACTTCACGGAGGTCGAGCATACGTTTGGGAAGCGCTACAAGCCGAACGAGCACTTTTGGGGCACGGCAGACTTCGTGGCCATCACCGACCGCCTGCACGTCGTCGACCTGAAGTTCGGGTCCGGGCTCTATGTCGAGGCCATCGGTTCGCCGCAACTTCAGTATTACGCCTGGGGCGCCATCAACGAACTGGACTTCGAGTTCCCCGACGACTTGGGCGTTGTGCTGGCGATCGTCCAGCCGCGCCTTGCCGGGACCGAGCCGGTGCGCGAGTGGGTCACGACCGTCGGCGCCATCCGGCGCTGGGCCACCGAAGTCATGCTTCCGGGCATGGAGCGCGCCATCGCCGGCGCGCAGGATCTCAACAGCGGGGAGCACTGCCGGTTCTGCCCGGCGCTGCTGGCCTGCCCCCGCACACGAAAGGCCGTGACGACCGTGGCTACTGCAACCGCCGACACGAGCGATGAAGCGCTCGACGCCCTCTACGTCGAGGTCCAGACCGCCAAGATGGTCGCCAAGGCGATCGAAGCCCGGCTGCTGGCTCGCGCACAGGAAGGCGCCAAGTTCCAGAACGTCAAGCTGGTCAAGAAACGCTCGACCCGCACTTGGAAGGACGGGGCCGACAAACTGCTGGTCGAAATGCTCGGAGACGACGCTTACGAGAAGTCGTTGCTGTCTCCCGCGCAGGCCGAGAAGCTGTCGACGAAGATGAAAGCCTTCGTCGCAGAAAGGGCTTTCCTTCCGGAGAGCGATGGGTATAGTCTCAAGCCGGCGAGTGATTCGGCCCCGGAGGCAACTCCGAATGCCGACATGGCCCGCCAGTTTGCCCATTATGACTTTTGATGAAAGAGGATTGAATCATGTCGACCAAGAAGAAGTATTACGACTACGTTCTCGCCCAACCGGGCCGCGCGCTCTACGCCAACATCACCGAGGCTTCCAAGCCGAAGACGGTGGCCGAGGCCAAGACCAAATATTCGGTCACGCTCGGACTGGAGCAGCGCGACGCCGAAGCGCTTTTCGCCCTCGAAGCACAGGCCATCCGTGACGCTTTCGGCTCCTTCACCGGGCCGGACGACTATCAGCTTTGCGTCGTGTCTGGCGCCAAGGCTGCGGCCAAGGCAATCGCCGGTGCGGAGATCAATGCCCGCGGCAAGCCCGACGACGAGCGGTTCAAGATCATGCAGGCGGCCGAAGCCCGCGCCGAACTGCTGAAGCCCTATGCGGGTGTCATGCAGGCGTCGAGCCGTATCGCGTTCCATGATCGGTTCCTGGAGCGCTACACCAACGACCTCACCCAAGCGGAGCGGGAACTGGCCGACCGGCTGGGCTTCAGCTTGGGCGTTCTCGCCAAGCCGCAGTTCATCAAGCTGAATACGTCGCTGCTCTTCCAGGAGCACAAGGACAAGTTCTACCGCGGCGCCTACATCGGCGGGGCCTTCAACCTCAACGCTTGGGCGCGGAAGAAGGCCGACGACAAGGACGGCGTGACCGCCTACATCAAGTCGCTGATCTTCGTGAAGGACGGCGAGCGCCTGTCGGCCGAGCGTCCGATGGAGGACGAATTCAGCCACTATCAGGGGGTCGAGACGGACTACAGCCCGTCGGCCGCCGCAGCCGCCAGCGACCAGCCGAAGGTCGACGCGCACCAGTTCTAGGGTGAGGGGCCCGCTGGCAGACCGGGAAAAGTCTGCCACCTTTGAACAAGAAAGGAACGAATATGAGTGGCGAATTGCGGATAGACTGCGGCCGGTTTTGGGTCCAGGCTGTCGAAACCTACCTCACCAGAAGCGAGGTTCGACGCACCCTTGTTCTGACTGCGGACGCCAGTTCGGGCCAACCGTTTCACGCCTACAGCCACCGTCTCGATATTAAGGCGCCGAAAGTTACAGACGCCGCAGTCGGTCGCCGGTTTCGAGTGTTGTTAGTCGAAGAACCCCGCGACTAGGGACATAATCGACCGTGAGCAAGAAAGGAACGGACGTGAAGGCCACGTTTCCAGCGTTGAACCGAGCGGCTGCTCTGTATGAGCAGGCCCGGAAGGTGCCGAAAACCAATAGCGAGTTGCGGGCTAAAATTCTCATGCGCGCCGCAATTTCCGCCGCTCAAGCCAGCGAAGACCTTCAAGCGCTGGCTCGGAGCGAAGCCGGTAGGTGGGGGTATCCCTGACATGCCCGTCAGTGTCGTGGTCGATTTCGAGACCGCTAGCACAGCCGACTTGAAGAAAGTCGGTGCCTGGCGCTACGCCGAGGACCCGTCCACCGGGATCCTGTGCCTTGGCTACAAGCTGCTGGACGGCGATCGCCATTCGACGACCCGAGTGCTGACGGAGCGTGAGGTCGTTGCCAAGGACGCTGAACTGCTGGCGCTCGTGAACGATCCGTCCGTCATCTTCATTGCCCACAACGCCGGCTTTGAGCAGGCCATATGGAAGCATGTGATGGTCGGGCAGCACGGTTGGCCGCCGCTGCCGCCCGAGCGCTGGCACGACACGATGGCTGTCGCCTACCGCAAGACGCTGCCGCCGGCGCTCGACAACCTGGGCGCCATCCTGAAGCTGCCGGTCCAGAAGGACAAGGACGGCCACCGGCTCATGCTCCAGATGTGCAAGCCCGGCCGCGACGGCAACTTCGACCACACGCCCGAGAAGCTGGCGCGGTTGGTGCAATACAACGTCGGCGACGTGGACAGCCAATATCACGTCCACCTGAAGGTCGGCGGCCTTGGCCCCGAGGAACGCCGCGTGTGGCTGCTGGACCAGAAGATGAACCAGCGGGGCATCCGGGTCGACGTGGACTATGTGCGTCAGTGCATGGGGCTGCTGGAGGCCGCTCGTGGGCCGATGGAGGAAGAGTTCATCCGCATCACGGGCGGCATAAAGCCGACGCAGCGGGCCAAGGTCCTCGAATGGATCCAAGGCCAAGGCGTGAAGATGTTCGACCTGCGGAAAGCGACGCTTGACGCCTTCCTCGATCCCGACAACCCCCTCGACGATTTCGACGACCTGTCGCCGACCGTGCTGAAGGTCATCCAGCTTCGCCGGATCCTCGCGTCGTCGAGCGTGTCCAAGCTGGGCCGCATGCTGGAGACGATGAACTTCGACGGCCGCGTGCGGGGCACAATGCAGTATCACGGCGCGAGGACCGGCCGAAACGCCGGGCGCCTGGTCCAGCCGCTCAACATGCCCCGGCCGACCGTGCTGTCCGACAACCTCACCCAAGGGGCCGTCATGGCCATGATCCGGGCGGGGGACCTCGACTCCATCAACCAAGCCTGCGGGAACGCTTTCGATGCCGTCATCTCGACGCTGCGGGGCTGCTTTGCGCCGGCCAAGGGCCGCAAGTTCGCCGCTGGCGACTTCAACGCGATCGAGGCGCGCGTCGTGCTGGCGCTTGCCGGGGAATACGAGCGCGCCGAGAGTTTCGACAAGGGCGACGCCTACTGCGACATGGCCGCCACCATCTACGGGCGGAAGGTCACGAAGGCCGACAAGGACGAGCGCCAGATGGGCAAGACCGTCGTGCTCGGCTGCGGCTTCCAAATGTCGGCCGCCAAGTTCGCGCTCGTCACCGGGCTCTCGGAGACGTTCGCCGAGAAGGCCGTCACCGCCTACCGCAAGGAATGGGCGCCGCTGGTCCCGAAGCTGTGGTATGGGTTGGAGAAGGCCAGTGCCGACGCTGTATGGTGCAACGACCGCCGGGCCTATCAGTATCGCGGCATCTCCTACCAGATGCGGGGGGAGTATCTGGTTTGCACGCTGCCGAGCGGGCGCGAGATCTACTATTTCGAGCCTCGCCGCGAGCAGGGCCAAGTGCCGTGGGACCCGACGCAGTTGAAGCCTGCTTGGTCCTTCCTGTCGTTCACCGGGAAACGGATCCAGCGCAAGTGGATGTTTGGCGGGCTCGCCACGGAGAACGTCGTCCAAGCGACCGCTCGGGATATCATGGTCGAGGCTATGTTCCGCTGCGAAGAGCGCGGGTTGCCGATGGTGTTCACGGTCTATGACGAGATCGTGGCCGAGCCACTGGAAGGCGTCGAGCGCGCCGACAATATCCTCCAGGAGTGCATGGAAGAGCGTTCGGAGTGGGTGCAGCGGTTCCGGATACCCATCCGGGCCGAGTGCGAGGAAATGACCGAATACCGAAAGTAGGGGTAACAACATGCAGGCTCGGATACTGGTTCCTTGGTCAACCGTAATGTTGGCTCTAGGAGAAATAATACGCTACGTGGAGCCCGAAACGCTCCAAGTAACGGCATTTACTATCCCTTTTGTAATTTTTGTCCTGATAGTTTCTACCGTCCTTATGTGGTCGGGTTACGAATGATTTGGCGCTCGTCTTGGCGCGCAGATCCCGAAGCCCGGGAACTTGCCGACCGCCACTACAACCGACAGAAGATAGGGGCCAAAGGGTTCGTTCCGCCGGGGCGTTGCTACGTCCTGAAGGCGCGCACCCCGACCGGCAGGGCTTTTTGGGTCACGAGTTGGCCGTTTGCTGAATACGTGCGGCACGCTTGGGGCGGCGCGTGGCTGTGCAGCGCTTTTCGCAATGAGGGGGCCGGCGTGGCCAGTGATATGATTCTGCAAGCCGTGGCAGCTACCCGCTGGAACTACGGCGAGCCGCCCGAACTCGGCATGGTGACTTTTCTCGACCCGACAAAGGTTCGACCGACCATACGGCGCGGTAAACCGACATGGGGCCGAACGTGGGAGTTAGCCGGGTTCGAGCGCGACGGTGAAACGAAGGGCGGGCTTCTTGCTTTTCGCTTACCCCCGGAACGGATGCCGGAACCGCAGCCCCCTTACGACTATGAAGGGCAGTATTGATGATCCTCGGCATTGACCCCGGCAAGTCCGGCGCGCTGGCGATCGTGGACGGCTCGACGGTGGCCGTGCATGACGTGCCCTGCATCGGCGGAAAGCCCGACTTCACCGCCTGGGCGAAGCTGTGGATGATCCACCTTCCTTGGGCCAGCCATGTGTGGATCGAGGACGTGCACTCCATGCCGAAGCAGGGCGTCTCCAGCACGTTCGACTTCGGACGGTCCTATGGCTTCGTCATCGGGCTCGTGGCGGCCAGCGGGACCCCCTACAGCTTCGTGCGGCCGCAGGAGTGGCGGAAGACCGCAGGGCTCGTGAACGGGGCTGCCAAGGGCGCCAGCCGGCTCCGGGCCAAGCAACTCTGGCCGTCGGTCGATTATTTTGATCGCGCGAAAGATGATGGACGAGCGGAAGCGGCCCTGATAGCGTTTCACGGAGCGAATCGGAACGGGACAACATGACCGCCTACTACAACGAATTCGACCCGTATGCCGCGCAATGGCTGCGGAACCTGATTGCGGCGGGACATATCGCGCCGGGCGACGTGGACGAGCGCAGCATAGAGGACGTGACGCCAGATGACCTACGTGGATACACCCAATGTCATTTCTTCGCTGGCATCGGCGTTTGGAGCCGTGCTCTCCGCGGCGCCGGAATCAGCGACGACACCGAAGTCTGGACGGGATCCTGCCCATGCCAACCTTTCAGCGCGGCAGGCAAAGGACTTGGGACTGCTGACGAGCGGCACCTATGGCCCGCGTTCCATTGGCTCATCGAGCAGCGCCGACCTCGCCTCGTCTTTGGCGAGCAGGTTGCAAGCAAGGACGGCCTTGGTTGGCTCGACCTTGTATCGGCAGATTTGGAAGGATCGGGCTACGCCGTCGGGGCGCTTGATATCTGCGCTGCGGGCTTCGGCGCACCGCATATCCGACAAAGGCTTTATTGGGTGGCCGACCGCGCAGAGCAGCGACGGGACGGGCGGGGGCCAAGCGAAACGGGCGTTGAACCCGGAACGGTCGAACGACCTGAACGACTTTGTGATGCTGTGCGGCTGGTTGACGCCAAGCGCAAACGAGGACGCGGCGGGAAATCCCGGCGCCAAGATGCAAGCTATGCTGGGGTCGCAGGTAAAACACGCGGGCTGGCCGACTCCGAACTCGACCATCGTGGATGCAAAGCCGAACCCCCCGATCACGTCGGGCCGCAAGCCGACGGACCCTCAGATCAGCACCGCAGACATTGCGGTGCATCTGTTACCCGGCCCCGCCCGACTGACGGCTTCTGGCGAGATGCTGATTGGCTGTTCTGCCGGGATGGAAAGTGGCGGCCAGTTGAACCCGGCACATTCCCGCTGGCTCATGGGGCTCCCGGCAGAGTGGGACGACTGCGCGCCTACGGAAATGCGATCGTCGCGCCGCAAGCCGAAGCGTTCGTCAGAGCCTACCGTGAAGCCCGAGGGCTTGACGAATCAGTCTTTTGACCCGAGCATCTTCTGAGCAAAGGAACGGACATGGCACTCACACAAGCGCAACTCGCCTGGTGCGCGGCGGTCCTCGGGGCTGGAACCGCAGGCTATCACGCCCCGCCAGTCGTCAAGAAAGCCAAGGCGTATGTCGCCAAGGCGCAAGGGAAGCCGGCGGCTACGACCTCACGTCCGCGTGTGGCCCGCCCTGAACCAGCGCCGCCGGCTTCCCCGACCCCCCTCATGGACTGCCCGATGCCGAGCGTTCCGTCGTTCGACGGGGAACTGGAATATAGGCTGGAGCCTATGTGGTCCAAACCGTGGCCGCAGGGATCCTTTGTGGTCGCGCAGCCTCCCATTGGCGGCGGGGGCGGCTTTCTGCCTCCTGTCGCTCCCCGCGTCCCTGAGCCCGGCGCGTGGGTCATGCTGATTGCCGGCTTTGGGTTCATCGGCGCGTCTCTCAGGAAGCGGAAGAGCGAGCAAAATGCGTGATATCCAGAAGATTCGTGCGCGGCTTCGGGACGGCGAGGCCACTCCGGACGACCTGACGTGGGCGCAGCAGCGCTTTCGGGTTCTGATGGAGTGGCCCGACGACCTGAGCCGCGACCAGGTTCAGGAGGCCGACTGGCTGGCGTCGCTCATCGGGCAGCCGGCGTGAGACGGCACACGGGCGCCAGCATTTACGCCATCCAGGGTCTCGGCCGGCAGGTTCGGGCCGAGCGCAAGCAGTGGCAGATGGCGGCTTTTGCCGAACGGTTGTCGGAGCATGGCTCGATTGCCAACGCTGCGCGCGAGGTCGGCATCACCTACAAGACAGCCGAGCACTATTTCGCACAGATGCGGAGGGAACTCGGACCGCAGGCAGTATAGGAGGAACGGAGATGCTGAAAGCAATCAGGCAGATCATGGCGTTGGAGTGGAGCCAGCCTTTCCCTGCCCCCGACCAAAACTTATGGCGCATGAAAGGGGTGCTTGGGGATTACCCTCGAATCATTTCCGGTAAGTCCCGGCTGAAACTGCTAGTGTTGGCTTGGGACATGGCAAGGGGGCAGAAATGAACATGAAGCAAAAACACCGAGACTATGCGAAGCTGTATCGGACGGAGCCGAATAGCGCGGTTGTCGCGCGTAGAGGCGCGTGGCTCCAAACTTATTCCGGCCGCCAGTTCTGGCCGCTGGACCCGCGGGCGGAAGAGATCGACATTCTGGATATCGCGCACAGTCTGTCCATGCAGTGTCGCTACGCCGGGCACTGCCAGCGCTTCTACAGCGTCGCCGAGCACTCGGTCTATGTCAGCCAAGTGATCGAGCCTCAGTTCGCCTTGTATGGCCTGCTGCACGACGCGGCCGAAGCCTACCTGGTGGACGTGCCGCGGCCGGTGAAGCCGTTCCTGGACGGCTATCGCGCGCTGGAAGACCGGCTGTGGGAGGAGGTCTGCTACAAGTTCGGGCTCTGGCCCGATCGGGTGAAGGAAGAGGCCATCAAGCGCGCCGACAACGCCGTGCTGCTGGCCGAGAAGGACGATCTGATGCCGAACGCGCCGGCGCCGTGGAACGTGCCGGGGGAACCCGCCGATATCCGCATCATGTGCTTGACGCCAGAGGCGGCCCGTGGGTTCTTCATCAAGCGGTTCGTCGAACTTACGGAAGGACGGTAAGATGACAGTCGGGAATTTGGAAAGCAATGAGCGCGGGACTGGCGCACGCTTCAACGACGGCAAGCCGCCGATGGAGTTGATTCCGTTGGCGCTGCTGCGCGGGAATTTCACCTTGGGACCGGGCAAGGTTGTCCGGGCGCTAGCTGGCTTTGCGGAAACGCGATCACCGGACGATTTGTGGGCGGCCTACGGCCACACCGAGGACCTGCTCGACGACGGCCCTTCGATTCTCGAACTGGAAGCCCGCGTCTTCGGCTACGGGGCCAAGAAATACGCCGCCTGGAACTGGACCAAGGGGATGCCGTGGAGCGTGCCGGTGGCCTGCATCATTCGGCACCTGATGGCGATCGAGCGCGGCGAAGGGAACGACCCCGAGAGCGGGCTCCCGCACGAAGGCCACGTCGCCTGCAACCTGCGGATGCTGATGCACTACGTCGACCACTACCCCGAGGGTGACGACCTCTTCCCGCCGAGAAAGGACGGGTGATGCCTCGGTTGAGCGCAACGCCGACGCCAGAAGAGGTCATCGCCGAACTGCGCTATTGGCAGAAGATGAACGGCGCACCGATCTGGACGCACACCTTGGAACTGATTGGGCGCCTTAGCGCGGCCACGCCTCCGCGAGCGTAGCCCGCTTGCCTTCGCACGCCGCATCGGCGCGGGCGTCCTCGACCAGCCAGATCTCCAAGGCTTCAGCGGTCAGCGGGATTGGCAGGCTTACGCTTCGGCAGGGGATCGTCGCCGCGGCCGGCGGAGGCGGAAAGGACGGCATCACGGGCGGCCTGGGCTTGCACGACGCGAGCATCGGGCAGACTGCGAGCAGCGCCAGCAGAGGGGTTCTGAGCATAGTAGGTCCTTGTTTCCTTGATGACGTTGGCGGCCGTCGCTTCGGCCTTGGCTTCGGCGGCGACCCTGGCGACTTCGGCATCTTCCACCCGGGCCCGCCAACTGTCGGCGACAACCTGAGACGCCTCCCGCACTTGGGCGTAGGCTTCATCCCGGCCGCGCTCATACGAACGCTTCATGGCCGACTGCCAGAGAATGAGGATGCCGACGCCTGCCACGAGCACGCCTCCCCCTATCAGCCAAGGTTTCAGTTGCCCCCACGCGATTGCCGCCAGCAGCTTTCCGAACGGGTTCGTCATTGGTCGTTCCCTTTTGCTTTGCCCCACTCGCGGACAGCGAACGCCGCGGCGATCGACGTGACCAGCAGCGAGAGGCCGGTGAGATCCGTGTCCTTGCCCATCATCGGCAGGACGACGCCATGGACAGCCATTGTGCCGGCGATCCAGACGCACGTAGCCGGCCGCCACCACTTCCGGACGACGCACAGCGCGACCTCTTCAATCGCAAGAAGGCGCTCGCGCAAGTTCACAGGCTGGCATACTCCGCCTTGGCGTCGAACGACGGGCACGCTTTGCGGGTGCCAGGCACGTCGCGGTGGCCGATGATCTCGGCGTTCGGGTAGCGCGCCTTCAGTTCGGCCAGCAAGCGACGAAGCGTGGTCTTCTGGGCCGCCGTGCGCGTATCCTTGGGGTTCTTCGCCAGCTTGTCGAGGCCGCCGACATAGACGACCCCGATCCCGTTCGCGTTGGCGCCGCGAGCGTGATTGCCGACTTGGCTCTCAGGCAGGGTCGTCCAGTGCTCGCCGTTGATGCCGATGACGTGGTGGTAGCCGATCGTGCGCCAGCCATTACCCCGAACGTGCCAGTCTGTGATGGTCTTGACGCTGACGGGCCGGCCTTCGGGGGTGGCGGTGCAGTGCACCACGATCCAGTCAATCTTGCGCATCGGCGGGCTCCTGCATTGTGTCGACGTGGAACTGGTTCCGGCCGAGTTCCCCGTATTCGCGGTGGTAGGTGATGACCTTCATCGAACTCTTCGACCGATAGCCCGACTTGCGGTGCCAGGCGTCGCTGGCCGCCAGCGTCCGGTGCGTCTCGACCGTGCACCCGACCTTATCATCAACCCGGTCGTGGTGGAAGTGACCGCGGTGAAACACCCGATGCTTGGTCCGACCCCATGCCTGCGGTTCGTCGTGCGCCATGATGCCCGGCAGCGCGTCTTCCTTCGGTCCGTCGCCGTGCGTGAAGCCGAGCAGGTTGACGCCGAATTCGCGGAAGTGGAAATAGGCCGGGCTCTCGTCGACCTTCACCCGCGGGTTGTCGCGGAAGTGCATGGAGAGCGCCAGGGTGAGGGCCAGCGCCGATATGTCGTCGTGGTTGCCCCGTTCGGAAATGACCTCGACGAACTCATGCTTTTCGAGCAGCCGGTGCACCAGATGCACCATGGTCCAGGCGCCGACCTTCAGGACGCGGTGGTGGCGACCGTCCACGTCCAGCTTGTTGCCCGACTGGCGCGTGACGCCGCTGTTGTCGTCGGCGTGGAAAAAGTCGCCGAGGTTGAGCAGGATCGCGGTTTTCGCCGGTGGCGCGGAGTCGACCAGATAATCCACGGCCGTCTTCGTGCGGCGCTCGGCAATCTTCAGGTCGAAGTCCTCGCCGACCTCGGGCGCGTGGGCCTGCATCCCGAAGTGGGGGTCCCCCATCGGATAGAGGCATAAGAGGTCGGTGTCACCGAAGGAGGGCTTCGAGATAGGCGCGGCCGGCGGCACACTTTCGCACAGGCTCTCGATAAAGGTGCGGACGAGAGCTTCTTGCCGGTCGCTGTCGACCTGGCTCTTGACCCACTGGCCGGTCGGCTTGCCCTCCTTGTTGTAGTAGGTGGACACGCCCTTCACCCGGAAACCGTCGGGGACGGTGCGGGTCATGTCGTGGCCGGGACTGTAGCCTTGTTTGGCGGCCTTGGCCCCCACCGCCTTGATCATGCGGTAGATGGTCGTATCATAGACCCCCAAAGCCTTAGCCGCCGCCTTCACGCCACCGTGGGCCTCCACGGCGTCCATGATCTCTCGCTGACGTTCGGTGGCGAACGCCTTCAGCTTTTCATCGAACATGCCTTGCTCCTAAGACAGCAGCTTCGAGACGATCTTGTCGAAGTTGGCCCCTATTGCGCCAGCAAAAACCCCGACGGAAACCAATATCCCCGCGCCGCGGTTCTTCAACCGCTGGTAGTCAGTGTCGAGCGCCTTGGCGGCCGTCTCGACGTGCTGGGTATGGATTTCCATTTTGTCGAGGCGGTCGACAATACCTTCGAGCAAAGTCTCGATTCGGGTCAGACGTTCTCCAACGGTCTGAGGTTGTGGGCTCACTGCGGCACTCCCATCGTCACGGTTTCCTGTGGCACGGGAATTCCCTCCGGTTCCCGATCGGCGGTTGAAATGGCGACCCCTGTGGCGATGAACGCCGCCTGCACGACTTCCCGCAGTCCGGTCTTGGGCAGGCCGGCACGCTCCAGCAGTTCGATCACGCGCTCACGGCGAGCCGGGTTCAGCAGGTCTTCGGCCAAGCGGTCAGCGGCGCCGCGACCGATGTTGGTGCGAGCAAGGATGCTGTTGAGAATCCCGGCCTTGAACGCGCCACCTGCACCCAAACCAGCGGCCACCACGGCGTCCGTCATCTCTTCCGTGCTGTCGAGCAACGTCTCGATTTTGTCTTGCGGGATGCGGGCCAGCGAGGCGATCGCGTCCACGCCCTGCTTCTGCGCCGTGGCAAACGCGATAAGGTCGTCGGCTTCTGCCTGCCCCAAAGTCGCTTGGAGCCGCTGACGAAGGCCGGGGTCTTCTTGCAGCCGGCGAGCCAAGGCGTAGGACTTTCCGGGGCTCTCAATTGCCGCGTTGAATACGCCCGATCGCGCACCGAGAGCCGCGCCCTCAGCCCCCTCCGGGCTCTGACGGCGCATGGCCGCCAGCACGTCGGACGTGGGGGCGTCCCCGACCGCCGCTCGGCCAAGTTCGGCCCCGCCGAGAAAGCGGGGGTCGCCGCCGTCAGCGACTGACAACCGGCGAGCCATATTCTCGACCGCTTCCCCGTAAGCCGGAACCTGGGCCGTCACTTCGTCCTGAATGTCGCCGGCCATGCGCTCGTAGGGCACCCCTCCGATGCTCACGCCGCCCGACTTGGACAGCGCGCGGCGGATAGCGTCCATGTCGGCCACGGACAGGTCGCCGCCCTGCTCCAGCGTGTTGCGAATCTGGTCGCGGGTAAGGCGGGGCAGGTTGACGTATGGCAGCACGTCGTCAAGCATGAACTGCCGGCCGAAGGAGTCGAGGTTGACGTTTCGGCCTGCCACCGCCCCAAATTCCACGTCGGCAGCGTCGTTGGCGCGACGGCGAATTTCCTCTGGCCCGATGATTTGCTGCGGGCCGCCGAGGGGGCTGGTCGTCGCCCGACCCGCGAGCCCTTGCGGAAGATCGGTGCGTGCCGTCTCCAGTTCGCCCATGACGCGATCGCGGGCGCCTTCGGAGCGCGAGAGCGGCCCGGTGAAGCGCTTTGCCTCGTCCGGCGTGAGAATGTCCGTGATGCGCGCCCCTCGGCCGGTGGACTGAAAATAGACTTCCGCACGCCGACGCAATTCGGCCGGATCAAGGCCAGCGCCTTGCAGAATATCATTGGCGGCCGTCTGGTTCACCCCGTCGCCTGGCGCGAACATCTGCACCAACTTGCGACCCGTGCCCGCCACCGCAGGAGCGGCAAAGCCGGTGACGGCCCCGAAAACTGCATCCTCGCCCACTGTCTCGAAGCGGTTGCCCTGCTCGGCCGCGCCAATGCCGGCGAGAGCGTTCATGCCGGCGCCTACGCCAGCCCCGACAAACATTTGGTTTCGCAGGCCGGCGACACGGGAAACCGCGCCTCCGGGCAGCACCATTGACGCACCGACGCCAGCCGCCTTCCCGAGCCCGCGGAAATCCGGGTCGTCGGCCATGCGACGCTGCATCCGGCGCACGAGCGCGGCGTCGAACTCTTCGCCGCTGAAAGTGCCCGCCTCGACGAAGGCTTCCAGTTCGTCGGCGTAATTCAACAAGGCTACGTCGGCAAAGCCGCGAGCCACTGACCCGGCGTTCGTGCTGGGCTGACCGTCAGGGCCAAGGACTTGCGCGTCAAACCGGATAGGCTCTTGCCCGCCAAGTTCCTGAACATATTTCCGGGCTTCTTCTACGTTCGACCAATCCCCTTGGCCGCCATAGGGCTGGTCGGTTGCCGGATTGCGGAGGCGCTGCACGAAGGCTTGCAACTCCGGGGTTGTCGCGCCCCGACGGAGCATTCGGTTGAACTCAATTTCGGCCTCCTCGGGCCGAAGGGCCAAAGGTGCAGTTTCGGAAACCGGAGCAGGCGCAGCGACTTGGCCTCCGGTTTCCGCCGCCAAGGCGTCGAAGTCTTGGCCGGCAGACGGAGCAGCCGTTCCGCCGAACTCTTGGGCGAGGGCGTCGAAGTCTTCCATCACCGGATACCCGCGCGCTGCCGGAAGGCCGCGGCGGCCTGCTCATTCGGGAAGGAATAGTTCTTGCCGTTCGGGGCCGTGACGGTGACAGGAGACGCACCCCCTCCAGCCAGTTCATTCCGGCGAGCGACAAGTTGCCGGCGAAGAGATTCAACCCGCTTGAGATTTTCTTCCTCGGACTGCCCCGGGTTGAACGCGCGCTTGATAAGCTGCTCACCTTCCTTTGCGGCGAACTGGCCGCCAAGGATCTGCCGGAGTTCCTTCTGGCTGACGCGCGCCACCGCTTCCCCGGCCGTGACGGTATCCGGATTGGTGAAATTGAGCGCGGCATCCGGCGCCAAGCCAATCACCGGCCCCGTGACGTTGTTGCCGGCTTTCAAGATGGAGATGGCGCGGTCGAGATCGGCGATACCCTCGTCGAGCACGGCAAGCTGCTGCGCGGGACTGGCGGAACCTTTCGGCGCCGCAGCGCCCTTGGGAGGCGCTTGGGTCTTGTCGGGCGTTTGCGCGACCCTGGTGACGCCGGGACCGCCGCTGGCCGCTCCAGTGCCGTTCTCGAACTCCTGCATGGCCGCCGCCAGTTCGACCACACGGCCAGGGGGGATCGGATCGTTCGGGCCGATGCCGAGCCGACGCGCGATGAAGTTGGTGTAGTTCGCCACACTGGCGCCACTGTTCTCCGGCCCCGGAGGCGCGTAGGTGTTCACGATCGCCGCCGGTGTGTTCAGGCCGCGGCCAAAGTAGCGCTGCTGGAGCAACGAAACCTGTGCGCGCGTGCCAGCATTTGCATCCTCGAAGACGGCGAACCCGTCGGCGTCGGCACCCTTGTAGCCGGGCTGGCTGCGGGCGAACGGGCCGTCCTTCAGGTTGCCCGCATTGTTGTTGCGAACCCCGCGCGGTGCCGCTCCGGGCGTGCCGGGTGCGCGGTTGAACATGAACGCTTCGACGCCGCCATCGCCGCGGTTCACGGTCTTGAACTCAGGCGGCAGCTTCAGGTTGGCCAGATATTCGGCCGCCTTGCGCTCATCTCCGCCGAAAATCTGCGTGAGCCGGTCGAGCATCTGAATGTCGGCAGACGGGGAGACGGACGAGTCCGCTTTGAAAATCGACCGGCCGCTGCCGCCAGGTTGCGTCGGCAGTTCGACCAGTTCGTTCCCGACCTTCTCGTATTTCGGCTGGGGGCGAAAGGAATTGCGGAGATCGAGCGCGCCCTTCGGATCACGGGACGCGAGGAAGGTGAAAGCCTCGTTGTCGTCGGGGTCAGCGGCCAACCGTTGCGTCGCGGCGCGCACCGCGTCGATTTCCGCTTGCTTCTGCGCCGTGGTCACGTTCGTCTTGTAGCCGGGCGTAGCGCCGCCGGCGGTAGCCACTGCGTCCAAAATGCGGCCGAGCGTGTTCACGAACTTCCCGGGCTTCCGATAGGAAACCTCGATCGGCGCACGCGCGGGCGCGGGCGCCTGCTGCAAGCCTGCAAGGAAGTTGAACGGTTGCATGTCGGGAGTGGTCGGGAGCGCCACGGTTTAACCTTTCCCGCCGCCGGAAAGAAGCCCGCCGACCGACGAAGCCAGATTGGCCACGCCCTGAAGGTTGGAGAGGGCGTTGGCAAACCCGCCACGCTGCGAGCGCTGGGCCGCCACGTTGGCGACCAAATTGGCGTAGTTGTTGCCTTGGTTCAGGTTCAGTTGCGAGCCCTGGAGTATCTGGCCGAGCCAATTGGCGAAATTCTGCTGGGCGAGCTGTCCAGCTTGATCCTGCGAACGGCGGATAAGCGAACCCGAGGCCAGCATCCCCTTGGCCGCGCGGTTGGAAGTCACCCCGCGCATGGCTTCGTTGAAGATGTTCCCGTAGCCGGTCGAGCGCTTGTATTGCTCCAGCCCGGCGCCGTCGTCCTCGCCCGTGAGCGCGCCCATAAAGGTGTTCAGGCCGGCTTGGCCCGCCCGCATGGAGGATTCAGCCGCCGGCTTATAGGTGTCCGTGACCCACTTATACTGTAGGTTGGTCGGCTTGTTCTTCGACTTCAGAAAGCCCATACCGCGCCTCGAACTCCCGGCGCGTCATGGAGAACTTCTCCTGGGCGCCCATGTCTGTTTCCTCCATGCCAGACGACACAAACCCCATCTGACGGGTGAACCAAGCTGAAGCGCGACAATGCGCGGGGACGAGTCCGTAAACTGTCCGGGCTCTGTAGTCCGTGAAGACCGACCGAAGCAATTCGATCGCAGCTAAGAAGGCATCTCTTCCCCGGTCCACAAGGAGCCAGTGACCGCAGTATGTATCATCGCTTTCCTGCGAGAACAACATCATATTTCGCCCGTCGGACAGGGCAAGGTTGGCTGGGTCAGAAAGCCACGCTTCGGCGTCGAAATCCAGCACGAGGCCGTCCATGTCCGGCTTCTGCAACCGGGTGTCGAGCACAAGCGGGTCTTGAACCCTGAAGATCACGGCGCGAACCCGAAAGCCGTCGCCATGGCCTTCAACTCATTCGCCAGAGTGAGGGCCGACGCCAGATCGGTCGCGTTGGCCGGCAGCGTGTATTTGCCGCGGGGCGTGTTCCCCAGAACCGCGAAGCTGTTCAGGTCGACCTGGAGCGCACCGTTGGCAACCGAGTAGCGGGTGTCCGGCCCGCTGCCCGACACGTTGCGATGGTAGCGCACCGTCGAGTTGTCGGTGAGGTCAGTAATCAGCGATTCGACGACTGCGCTGCGCGAGGCGTTCAGCGCCGTGTCGCACAGCAGGCGGCTGTCGGCAATCGACACGCTGGCCGTTCCCACGACCTCGATCGGCGGGAACCCGACTTCCGGTAGATGGCCGAGCACGCCGACGTTCTGGAGCTTCAGGCGCAGCCCGGAGTTGTTCTCCACGAGGACCGCACGGGACTTGTTGGCCTCGATGTAGAGGTTTTCGAGCAGCACCGAGGCGATGCCGGTTTCGTCGTCCACCGAAGACCGGAGATGGAGGGCACCAGTAAATCCGGTGCCGGCCGTGCCATTGCCCGACGTGTCGGTGCCGGAAATCTTGTGCGCCTCGCCGCCACCGAGGTTGAACCCCCAGCCCGCGTTTCCGCGGCTCTCCCCGCCGAGCCAAGTGATGAGGTTCGCGTAGAGCCCGAGCGGGACGCTGTTCGCGGTGTAGTAGCCGTCTCCGTTGCCGAGCGCCGAGCAGTCGTTGAAGTTGAGCACCAGGCTGCCGATGACCTCGCAGCCCCGAAACGAGTTCAGGAACATCAGGCGATCGGTGACACAGCGGGCAACTCCGTTCAGCCGGAGAGCAGCTTCGGACGCTGCCGTCGACAGGCCGTCGAAGGACACGCCCGAGAATCCTCCATACCAGTCTGCGCCGGACGGGGAACCCGGACCGTTCAGAGTGAAGACCGGGCCAGTTCCGGCCCCTGTCTTTCGCATGGTGTAGGCGCCCTTCCCGGCGGTGGCGATCAGCCACGGCTTCCCGTTCTGGGCGGTGCGGGTGATGCCGGTCGTGAGGCTGACGCCACCTGCGGGGGCCCACAGGATGCCCCCACCCTGCGTCTCCATCGCGTCGATCGCGTTGTTGATGGCGGCGGTGTCGTCTGCCACCCCGTCGGCCTCGACGCCGAAATCCCGCATGTCGCGGACGTAGCCGGTCTTCGCATAGACCTCGGCGAAGTTCTCATTGAGCTTCGTCCGAACGGCAAAGCCGCTTTCGCCGTTGTTGATGACCTGCTGCGCCATGATGGCTCCTATGCCAACGTGAGAGAAACCGACCGGACGACCCCGTCGGAGCCCCTATACTTCAGAGTGAGTGACGTGTCACTCGTGGCCTCGACAACCAAGTCCCCTTTCGCCGGCGGGTCCTGCTCGGGCACCAGGCGAAAGATCGGCTTGGTGAAAAGTTGCTGCCACATTTGCTGGAACCGCTGGGTAGGCAACCCTTCGGCGTTCACGATCGGCGTGCTGAAGCGAAGCGGTTCCCGGGCCATCACTCGGTTTCCTCGGTGAGCCGGGTATCGGCCCCGTCAATGCGGACGACCGCACCAGTGTCCGAGAACTCGTAGATGCGGCTGGGAGCCCGGATCAGGCCAAGCGACCGCCAGCGGACTTCACTGAAGTTCGTGCTGGTCGGCGCGCGGACAGCGCCGCAGTTCTTGTAGGTCACGCCATTGTCGTCGCTGATGCGAAGCTGAAGCGTGGCGTCGACCGCGCTCGTGTCCATGATGGAAACCGTCAGCGTGACCGAGTTGTTGCGCGGCGAAGCCCGACCCCGCATGGGAAGGCCGCCGGTGACTGTGCGCGTGAAAGGCCGCACCGGCATCCCGGCGAAAGGCCCGTCGTCGACGCCAGTGGTCGGGTCGAGCGCCCATAGGACGCCAAACGTGTCGTCACCGCAGATGAGGTTGGTCTGAGGGACATTCGCCTCGCCGGAGCCCAAGATGCCCACCCAATTCAGCGAGCCCGTCGCGCGCCAAGTGTTCCGGCCGGGCGAATCCCAAGACGACCACGAATCCGTCTCCAAGTCGTAAATCAGCGTCTCGTCGTCGCCAAGCCGAAGAACATACATGTCGTGGCTGTCGAGGCTGAAGCCGCTGGAAACGATCTGGTTCGACGGCGTATATTCGTAGTCGATCCAAACGTCTTCGTCGACCCAGATGCCTGCGTCGTCCCAGAAGGCAGAGCGGAGGATCCAGTAGGTCACGGGATGAACCCTCCGAAATCGGGGAAGTCCCGGTTGAAGTGCGTGAATGTCACGGGCGGCGAGACGCCGAAATTCCCGAGCGAGTCAGTGACCCGGCACCGCATATCGGCCACGGCGACCGAGCCGCTGGGAACGTTGGCGACCTGCACCGACACTGCCGCAACGGTGGCGTCGGTCATGGTCCACGTCTCGCCGCCAGTGCCCTCGAAATACCAAAGGTAGGTGAAGGGGCCAGTTCCGCCCTGCGGCACGGCCGTCACGGGCGCGAACGACTGGCTGGACTGCTGGAAGCCGTCCGTCGACTGCACCGTTGGCGATACGCCGACCACGAACGTCGGAACCGGGTTCGGCGGCTGCGCGCCGACCGGCAGGGTGTTCTGGTGGCTGTAGGCCGCTCCGGGCGTCGCCAGGACGCGCGTGCCGACGGAATCGGTCACCTCGCAGTTCAGAAGCGCGCTGGCCGTCGAGGCATTCTGCACCGACACAGCCTGCGGCGTAATCAGTTCGGTCGTCTGACTACCGACGAACCCGAACGTGCCGAGATTGTTGGAGCCGGTGAAGAACCAACGGTAGGAGTAGGGCGCAACCCCGCCCGTGGCCGTCGCCAAGTTCGGGGCATAGACTTGCGCCGGCGAAGCCGCCGACGTGGCCTGCCCGCCCGACTGGAGAGAAACCGAAAGCGCGCTGTCCACCGGCGGGGGCGGCCCCACTTGCGTCACAGCCTGCTTGATGGCTCGGCGCGTGCGTTCCTCGATCGAGGCGTCGCTGATGCGGCGCGGGCCGCCCCCGTCAATCCGATAGACTGCGCCGTCCGTGTCCATGACGAGCAGCGTGTCCTTGATCTGAACGTCGCTGCCCTCCCACACGCCGCGCTCGAAGATGGAGGCCGTCGACCGGGCGAACGGCTCCAGCGCATCCCCCGTCAGATACCACATTTCGGTGCTGGTCGTGCCGAACAGGGCGATCTGGTCGCCGACCGTCCGAACGGCCACGAGGGGGTCCGGGCTGCGCTCGGCGGTGTTGAAATTCTCGGGCCGGATGAAGTCTTCCCCCGGCTCCAGCCAATACCAGCGGCCCTTGAAGCCGTTCCTTGGCGCCGCGACGACAATGATGTAACCGCCAATGAAGGCCACGGAGATCGCCTCCAGCCCTTCGGGCACGTCCACAATGCGAAGGCCCGCCGAGACGCCATTCTGAAGCGTGCCGGACAGCCAAGACGCGCCAACGATGGTTGTGGTCGTCACGACCGAATTGCCCGCCGTGCCAGCCACGCGCGCCTCTACGAACAGGGTATTTACCGTCGAAGCGACCGCTCGCGCCTCCGCGTTGGCTGTCAGGGCGGTCGAATAGGTCGTCCCCGCAACCCCGCTGGCGTTGATGGCCGCCCGGAGGTTGCTGAGACTGACCCGAACGCTGGCATTGCGGGCCACCAGCCAAGGGTTCCCCGACGTGCCCGCCGGCGTCCCCGCATTCACGCCGCCGTTCGTAAACCGATAATAGACGGCTCCAATCCGCACCACGTCGGCATCGGCAATCCCGCTCGGGGTGTTCAGTTCCCCGCGGGCAAAAGTGTCGGGCTCGTAGAGCCGCAGCACCGTGCCATCGGCGATGAAAAGCCACTCCGGGGATGCCCCGATCGCTGCCGTAGCCGCCATCGAGGCGCGCGTCGTCAGGTCGTCTTCCGCGAAGAACCCACCCCCGATCAACGTGACGCTCAGGTCAGATTCGACGCTGTAAAGTTCACGGCCCGACATGGCGAACAGCGCGTCGTTGAAGCTGCCTGGCTGGCTGTAGAGGCCGCGGTTCGGGCCAGCGCCGACCGTCAGCCAGCGCTTCAGCGCCGGGCGGGACAGAAGCGCCGACTGCTCGACGAGGTTGGCCGGGTTCTGCTCGAAGAAACGGTTCCGCAGCCGGATAAACGGCGATGCCGCTACCGAACGACGAAAATCCGATTTTCCGAGCGGAATATTCACCATGACCGAAGACCGAGGCCATATTCGAACGCTTGGTCGGCGTTCACGAGGTCTTGGCCGCCCGGGGTCACGGCCTGCCGCTGAAGGTAGCGTTCCTTGCAGCGTTTCATCAGGCGGTTGAACATGAACATGGTGCCGTCGGTCGGCTTGATCTCGTCCAGCGCCGTGAGGCTGATGGCGGTTCCGCAGATGATGAGACGGTCGAACTCGGCCGGCAACGGCAGGGCGTCCGTCAACGTCAACTGCGTGATCGGTATCCAGTTCGCCAAGTCGGCGCGGTAGAAGTAGGTGACGGGCGGGAAACCGGGTTCCAGGGTCACGACGTTCGTGCTGTTGACCCGGCGGCCGTTGCCGTCGACCGTGATGGCCGCGGTGCTTCCCGTATCGACCAACGCCACCCGGGCGCCGTCTTCGGGGTTCTGGGGGAAGAACACGGTCGTCGGAACCGTCGAGCGCCACAGGATGCGACTGTTCGGCGGGACGACATACTCGGAGGTCGTCAGTTGCTCCAGCGCGCCAATCGGCTGGTCGACGTTCGACAGATTGTTCGGGAACGGCTGGTGGAAGTTGGCGCTGGGCTGGGCCGCCGTGCGCTGCACGAGCGGCACCTGAACGTCCGTCAGCAGGCGGCCGATCTCAGCCCCGAAAAGCGAGTCCAGGAAGCCGTTGAGCCGGTCAAGGCCCTCGGTGTATTCGTCGACCGTCGGCACGTCGCCAATCCGCTTGATCGCGGCTTCACGATATGCCCGCTCAACGGCTGCCTGCGCCAGCATGGCTTAGAACTCGCTCGGTTCGACGGGCTCGTCAGGCTCGGCGTCTTCGACCACTTCGGTCGTGGTTTCGCTCGTGGCGACGACCTTCTTCGGGCGGCCGCGCTTCGGAGCCTCGGTTTCAGACGCCGAGTGGTCGACCCAGCCGGCCTTGCCGACCTTCGCCGGGTGGTCGACCCAGCCAGCCGGCACGTCCTCTTCAGCCTGGAAGATTTCGGCTTCGCCGTTCGGTCCGTAGAACCATGCGGGGAAGGCTTGGTGTTCGTAGTCGGTCATTCTCTGCTCTCCTGCTCTTGATCTTCTACACTCAGGCAGCGCCCGCGTAAACGGCCCTCGTTAGAGGGTCGCCTCGTAAAGCACTACGACGCCGACCAGCGCGGTTACGCTGCTGCCTATTGTCCAGCTATCGGGCGTCTCGGACGAAGCCTCGAAGAACTTGATGACGCCAGCGGTGGTCACGCTGCCCGTGCCGCCGGCCGTGACAGTCAGGTCGGTATAGTCTGTAGGGCCGGACGTGACCGTGATGGCGTTGTCGAGCGAGATGTGCTGGACGGCGAGATATTTGCGCGGGATCGCCACGTCGATCGGGGAACCCAGGGGCGTGGTCGAAGCCACGGTCCGCGTGTTCCGGACTACGCCGGCCACAACAATGCGGCGCGTCGGCCCCGAGCGCGGGATAATGTAGAGCACGCCCGTAGCCCGCTCGGCCGCGCTGAAAGTCAGCGTCAGGTTCACGTTCACCGATACGCCGGTGTCGTTGAACCAGGAGAACTGTGCAATGCGGTGCGAGGTTCCCAGCACGGTCGAACCGTGGTTGATCCACGCAACGTTGCCGCTCTCGGTAACGGTAGCCGTGCCGTCGTTGCCCATGACGACAAGCGCCGTAGCGCCACTTGGGACGGCATAGTTGACTAGGGCGTCCCAAGTAAGCTGCGAGGACGCCGCAGCCGGAAGCTGGACCATAGTGATGTTGGCGGCCACGCCGCTCGCCGGGTATTGCGCCGAGTCAGTCAGTGTGGTCGCAGTGGTGATCGGGGACCACGCGGACCAACCGTTCGGCGTGCGAACGGATACCCGAAGGTCGTAGCCAATCAGGCTCCCTAAATCTAGCAGAACAAAGGACGTGGACGCCTGAACCGCGCGCCCCCAAGCGCCGGTCGAGCCGGTCGGGCGATACCACAGACGGTAGCTCTCGGCACCGGAAACCGCCGTGACGCTCACGTTGAACCCGCCGGCGGTGGGCGTGACCGAAAAAGTCGGCGCCGTGGGGATGGCTGCCAGAGGGCGCATGTGCCCGGTGCCGGCGATCGCCCCCTGCGTCGCAAAGGCCGGGCGAGGCCGAAGCAGCAAGGCAAGCTGGGACAGGGTGTCAGGCCGGATCGCCGAACTCCCGAAAACGCGCGTCGAGGGCGCGCCCGAGATCGAGCTATCGGTGTCCTCGACCGTGATGAAGGCTGACGTGCTCAGATTCTGTGTGGCCGGCGCGGTGAACAGAAGGCTCCGCGACACCATGCCGTCGTTCTGGTAATTTTGGTCCGTGCTTTCGTTGAAGCGAAGCGATCCCGTCGAACCCCGGCTCAGACCCGGCGACCACTGCGAAACGAAATCCAGAATATAATCGGCGATGCTGAAGTAACCGGTGATCGCCCCGGACCCGCCAAACAACGCGCGGCGGATCCGCATCCGGCGGACGTTGGTGTTCGAGATGTAGTTGGTGTTCACCGGGTTCCCGGTCGCCGTGCAGCCATCCGCATGGGCGCGGGTGTTGCCGATGACATAGGCCACCTTGTCGATCGTGAAGTCGAGCGAACTGGCGTTGAACACCTGAATAAGATCGGGGTGGGGTGCGTTGCCGTTACCAAAGGCATTGGCGTTGGTGTCCATCTCGTCATACAGGCCATAGCAGTGCGACACATAGAGGCCGACGAGCCGCCCACCGCCGGTCGGCGCGTTCCCGATCAACCGCACGCAGTCGAAATACCAGCCGTGGATACGGACATGCTCGCACACGGTGTCGTGGTTGAGGTCGAGCGCGATATAGACGTTGCGGGCGAAATAGCCCCGGATCGTCGCGCCTGGCGACGAGGAAACCGAAAGCCCGAGACCCGTGAACCGCATCCCGAACCCGCCGCGATAGATGCTGTCAAGCAGGTTCGCGGGCACATTCTGGTAGGTCGCTTGGTCGATATTCGGGCAGATGACCCGGGGCGCGATGATCGTGCACCCCGACGAGGTGGGGCCGAGGTTCAGCGCATTGGAGCGCGTCACCGTCGTCAGGAAGGTGAAGGATAGCCAGTGCGGGATGCCCTCCCACGTCACGTTCGTCCACTCGGTCGGGGCCATGTAGCTGTCGGAGATGCGCGCCGGGTTGTTCTGAGGCGTCGTGATCCGCTTGTTGGAAATCGTGTTCGGGATATCGGCGGCGTTCCAGGTCGTGCCGGCCGCCAGCACGATCACCGGCGCTGCGCCAGCAACAGCAGTCGCCAGGGCGGCAGGCGTGCTCACCACCACCGCACCCGGCTCCAGATCGGGGTCGACGGCGTGCAGCACCGGCCCGATCGTATTGGATACCGCGGTCACGCCCGTCGGCAGGCCGTTTGCGTCCAGTTCGAGCGCGCAGACCTGGACCATCATCCCCATGTGCTGCTCGCCGAGCGTGAAAGTCGGCACCGGATTGTCGAGGTCCAGATCCAAGAACGGCTGGTCGTATGCTTCGGTGCCGGGATACATCACCCGGACAAACGCCGGCCACGAGGGGGTCGGATTGGTGACGGTGACGACCTGACCGACGCGGGCAGTGCCCGCGATAGTCAGCCCACCGCCCCCGCCACCCGACGGGCGCATCCAATTTTGCGACCAAGTGGTCAGCATCAGACCAGAACCGTGCCGCTGGCCCCGCCCGCGAGGGTGACAACCCCGCCGCCCGCACCGCCAAAGCGAATGGGAATCGGGTAGTAGATGCCGGCCGTAACCGGCAAAGCGTTCACTTCGACAAGCCCGTCCAAGTCCGTGACAGTCAGCGTGCCAGCCGTGACGCAGAGAAAACCGCCCATCTGCGGACCCGCGACCTGGAGGGTAGCGTTGGTCGACAGGGAGTAGGGGGTGTATGCTTCCTTGACGTTCATCTTACGCTCCCTCGACGGGGGTAGGGCGGGACCGAAGCCCCGCCCTTGCCTTATCACGCACCGTTGATGCGGACAACCCGACGACGATCGCGGATGTTGAAGTTCACCGCCACGTCGAAGCGGACGTTGTGAGCGCCGGTGGCGCCGTCCGACCACTTCCACATGCGGACCGAGAGCGGGATCTTGCTCAGGGTCCGGCGGCTGGCCGTGTCGCTGTCCGGCATGGAGAGCGGAACGGTCGAGGCCACGATGGCGCCCTTCTGGATGATCATCCGCGGCAGGAGGTTCGCCGAAGCCGCACCCAGATAGGTGATCGCCGCGTTGTCGGCCGGAGCCGCCGTCACCGTCGCGTGAGCGGAGTTCTCGCGCTGGATGTTGGCATCGGCGCCGGTGTTGGGCACGATGATCGCCGGGAAGATGCGGAGAGCCGCGATCTGGCCTGAGCCGTTCGCCGTCGCCCCGGTGACGACCGTGAACTGCTGGAGGCGAGCCGGAGCCACCGGACCCTGCTTGCGGTTGTCGTAGGCGAACACGCCCGCGATGGTGAAGACTTCACCGGCCGCGATCGTGTGACCAGAGGTCAGACCGTCGATCGAGATGGTCTGCGTCATATACTGGCCTTGCGCCGGCGAAACCGCCACGGCCCGGTAGTTGACGTTCTGGGACGCGCCGTTGACCAGCGAGGCGCCCGAAGCCGCCCGGGTGCCCACGGTGAGAACCGGAAGCTGCTGGGTGAACATGGTCGGCACGCTGTCGATCTCGCCCTTGAAGCCGGCGCGGAAGGCGTTGGTCGCCAGGCCGTCGGTCGAAGGCAGGTTGACGAGGTAGTTGCCGAGCACCTGACGATCGACAGGCGCCAGGACGCCATACATGTCGTTCAGGTTCACGCCCTCTTCCATGAAGCGGGTCACACCAGCCGCGAAGTCGTTGTAGGTGGCGATGTTGTTGCCAGCCACGCCGGTCCAGTTGTTCGAGGCCAGCGCCGCAACAGCCATCGCGTCGGCGTCGATCTGCTCGGCGAGGTTCATGGTCGCGGCGCGCAGGGCCCGCGATTCACGAGCCGCGCCCACGTCGCGGATCTTCACGAAGTCGGCCCAGCCCATGTCGACGGTGTAAACCCGATCGACCACGAAGCGCTCGGAGCCGAACACGCTCGATTGCACGCCGGTCGAAAGGTCGGCCACCGCGCCAGTCGTGCGGCGCACAACATAGTCGGGGTCCACCTGCTCGGACACGTCCAGACGGTTGCGCGGGTCGAACTCGCGGTCGTAGGTGTTCCACTCGCAGAACTTGGACGACACCAGGTTGTTCTCGAACCCGGCAGCGAAGGCATTCAGAACCAGCTTTGACTGGTCGGACGTGATGACGCTCATTCCTTATCCCTTTCCGAATAGCGCCTTGGTCATTGCGTCCAACGCGCGGGGGTCTTCAATATCGTAGATGCTGACCCCTCCCTTGCCACCGCTCCCTTTGGGGAGAGACGCCGGCGGTGGAGGCGCCGTCGTAACCTTCCTCTTCGGCTCCGGCGCGGGCTGCGAGAACTTCGCCTCCATGCGTCCGAACCAGAGAGCCTGCTGCCTGGGGTTCATCTCGGCGACTTTGGCCGACTCCTCCGGGTTCTGCGCGAGGTAGTAGAGAATGTCGGGGGCAACTGCGGTTTCCACAGCCGTCTCGAACATCTCCTGCGTCAGTGCGAACTCGCCAGCAAGGGCGGCTTCGACGACAACCTCTTCGAAATCGGAGAATTTGGCTTGGCCGGCCTGAGTGACCTCGGCGGCTTTCTGACGGACTTGATCGGCTTCCCGATTGGCGGCTTCCGTCTGCCGGGCCTGTTCCTGCTCGCGCTGGACGGCCAGAAGTTCGCTCTTGACCTCGAACTTGGCAAGGTCGCGCATATACTGCGGGTCCAGTTCCCCGAACTTGTATTTTGCAGGATCGGGTTCCTGAAGCGCCTCCGTTGTATCGGAAGCCTTGGCAGCCGTCAAGTCAGGTTTTTCGGCCGCCGCGACGCGCGCCTGAAGCTCGGCGAGCGCCCTCTCGGCCTCGCGCTTGTCGGCGACCAGCTTCTTGATGCGGTCGGAAGTCGAGCGCTTGCGCTTCTCTACCTCTTCAGGCTTCTCTTCACCGTCTTCAGCGTCGGGATCGCCGGCTTCAGGGTCGGTATCGGCCCCTTCGTCTCCGTCGGCGGCATCTGCGCGCTCGTCCACCCCATCGCCAGCCGGCTTGCCTTCGTCAGCAGGAGGGCTTTTTTCATCCGTCGGTTCTCCCGTTCCGTAGAGTTGTGCCGAAAATGCCTCCAGGTCGTCGGTGACTTCGCTGATCTGCGTTCCTTCAGTTGCGGTCGTCATTATCCTGTTCCTCTGCTTGGGTAGCTGCCTCTACGACCCGCATGCGGCGGTCGAAGTCGGCATTTTCCGCCTTGGCGGACACGTCCCGCTGCCGTGCGTCGGCATCGGAGAGCGCTTTCTGGCTGGTGGAGAGAAGGTTCTTCACCCGCGCCATGCGTTCGGCCGTCGTCGCGTTGATCTCGCGCACTTCGGCCTTCATCTTGTCGAGTTCGACTTTCTTGACCTCGTTGCCGAACTCAGCCTCGGCCTGAGCGGCCGCCTGCTCGTCCGGGGTCATTTCCTCGGGGTCACGCATGTTGGCCGGCATCGCGGCCTTGAAGCGCCGGGCAAATTCGGTCGCCTTCGGCCAATCCTGCGCCTCGGCCACGAGATCCATGACCAACTGCGCCGATTCCGGCGCCGCGTTCACGAACGTCATCATGGCTTCAGCCGCCAAGGCCCGCTTGGTGATGGTCGCGGGGCCAGTCGTGACCGCCAAGCCGTATTTCCCGACGGAAATGTCCGTCAGGGGCTCCGCGGGGTCGTTGATGACGGCCTGCATCACCTTGTCCTCGGCCCCCATGATCGTCACGACGCGGGTGGCGTCGAAAACGGTCGGGATGAGTTCGTTGCAGACCTTCGCAGCGCGTTCCTCGGCCAGCCGCAGCCGGTCGGTGTAGATGAAGCTGCCGAGGTCGGTCATCTGCTGGCGGGCGTTGATCGCCTTGGCCGAAACCTCGTTCGATTTCATGCCGAGCGCCGCTTCGTGGATATTCGACACGTCCCGAAGGTCCTGCGTCGTCATCTGCGTCTCGGTAAGCAACGCCTGGTCGACTTGCGGCGCCGCCACTCGCTCGGGCTTGCCGCCTTCGCTGTTGTAGATCAACAGCGGGTTGTCGGACAGGTGGGAGTTCTCCCAATCCTTCTCCCGGCCGCTGACGGCTTCCTGCGTCGCCATCCACTTGTTCCGCGGGGCCGCCACCATCTGCTCGGCCAAGAGGCTGCGCTGGTAGTTGTGGAGGCGCTGCGGGTCCTTCATGAACCGCACGAGGCCCCAGCGGTAGGTGCGGTCGCCATTCCGCAGTTCCCACCCCGGCACACGGAAGATCGGAATGCTGGAGATCGGCAGGAAGGTCGGGCCTTCGAGGATATTCGCGCCCGAGCAGAGATACATCTCGGCGCCACGGTTGGGCACTTCCTTGATGTAGGGCGTGCCGTCGGGCCGCATGGCGACCTGCTCCATCGCCAAGAGCATCTCGACGGCCTGCTCGACGGAAATTCCGAGCGAGGGGTCGGGCTGAACGACCTTGTGGGCACCGTCCACCGTCAGGACGATCGTCTTCTTGCCCCGCTCAACCATCCGCCAGTAGGCGGCGACCTTGATGGCATCCTGGCTGAACCATTCGTTCGACCGGGCGTGCGAAGCGCTGTCGAAATCCGTCTCCGCGGCCCACGGGTAACGCTTCTTGAACGCCTTCTTGCTGAGATTGTCGGACAGAAAGCCAAATTCAGCGTCGCCACCGCACGGCAAGACAGCCAGCGGGTCGAGAACGACGCTCAATGGGTCGACGACAGGCTTGAAGACGATGTTCTGGTCGAAAACCTCGTCGGAGGCATATTCGGTCGTCAAGGCGAAGTAGCCAACGCCTCCGATGACTTGGTATTTCATCGCCTCATCGCGGGCGAAATCGCTTTCCGGCGACTTGAAGATCGCGCGGAGCAGCCCTTGGCGCAGTTCAGCGACTTCCTTTGTCCCGTCGCGCTCGGGATAGACCCGAATTTCGGTCTCGTTGACGAGGCGGTTGTTGACGATCTGCGCGACATAGGCCGGCAGGCGGTTGACCTTTAGAACGGGCTTCCGACGCTTCTCGCGGGCCGCGCGGACGACAGGATCCCACTGGTCGCCATAAGTGAACTCGATATCTTCGAGCATGGCGATGCGGTTGTGGTCGTCGGCCTCGATCCCGCGATCGTAGCACTCCCGCATCTCTTGCAGGAACGCTTGTTCGCTCTCATAGCCCTCGGGATCCTTGGGCTTCGGGCGCTTCTCGTCGTCGGAATAGTCGCTCATACCATCCACCCACCTTCGGACACGGAAGGTTCGTAATAGTCCGTATTCGGGCTAGGGGTCAATGCTGCGTCCCTGATGGACGGCTGCGGGCCGTCGTCCTTCGGAGCAAAATACTCTTTGGAGGCAAATGTCAAGGCCAGAGCGTCGGCGAGGTCGGGCGACCGAAGGCCCTTCGCCTTCATGTCGGCCTTGGACATGAGCAACCAGTCGAGGTTCGTGCGGAATATCTGCCGGACGGCCGCCAGGTCGGAGCCGAGGTCGTCGCTATTCGGTATCGAAGCGAATCCCTCGGGGTCCTCCAGCCATTCCTTCAGTCGGCCATACATCTCGGCGCGGCGGTTTATGGGCCCGACGCGCTCCTTGTTCGCCATCTTGATCTGCGAGGGCGAGCCGAAGCTCACGGCGCGGATCTTGTTGCTGTAGGTCGGGCCGTAGCTCCTGAGTTCCGTGATGATCGCCTGGCCCATGTTTCCGCTGTCGATATTCACGCGGTCGGGGTCGTGTTGGTCGATCATGGACTTGACCCATTGAACGGCTTCCCTGTGCTGGAGTTTGGTGCGCCACTGAATGACCGGAACGGCGTTGCCGTGGCGCATGAGGATGGCGAAACGGTCGCCGCCACCGCCGGCCGGGTCGACGCCCATGATCTTCGGGCCAGCGGCTTCGGTCTTGCGGCCGCGGGCGCGAAGAATGGCGGCCGGATTGATGAACGTGTCCGTCTCGATCGACGACCAGGCGTCGTCCGGGTTCATTGGATACTCCCGCTTGAACCTCTGGAGCCCGAGTTCGTCGGCCTTGATGCGCCTCCACATCATCTGGCCGTCCGTGAGGTCGAAGACTTGCGCCATTTCGGCCTCGGAGAGCGTCATGTCGTCCGGCGCCACGTCATTCAGCTTGAAGCTGGCCGGTGGCGGGAAGTGATATTCCTTCTGGATGAACCACGGCACGAAAATGGACTGGTAGATGCCGCCCTCTTGCTCGCCCTGCCGGTAGTTCTCGAAATATTTGCCCGTCGGGCCGGCCGAAGTGCTTTCGAGGATGATTTCGGTGTTCGGCAGGAGGGCCACGCAGTTCACCGACGCGGCGAAATGGCTTTCGGCGTTCTGCCAGAAGGCCACTTCGGAGCCGTGGAAGAGGTTGATATCATCCCCGCGGCCACCTTCCTGCGCGCCGGCGGTCGCCACCGAGTAGGAGCCTTCCAGACCCGGGAACGTGAGCATCTGGGCGTTGTCCGTGCCTGTTTCCGGCCCGAATGGGTTGTATTTGTGGTAGCGCTCAACCATCCCGAACAGCGCCAGGGCCGATTTCTTCTCGTGGGAGAGGATATAGACCTTCCGGCCAAAAAAGAGGGTCGCTCGCCAGTAGTAGCGCGCGGCCACGTAGGTCGAAATGCCTTGCCGGCGCCCTTTGAGGACGGTTGCCCGCACCATGCCAGTTTCCCGGCGCTGCTTCTCCAGGCGCTCGTGGACGACCCGCTGCGCGTCATTGAAGACGAGTGGCACCAACTTGCCTTCTTTGTTGAGGATCTTCAGGCAGTCCTTAGCAAAGAGTTCGAGCCCCTTGTCGGGGTCCCGCCAGAGCTTCAACCGCTCGACGAGGGGGTTGGGCTCGGTCACTGCCATACGCCCTTCTCGGTCGTGTGTTCGCGCCGGTCCACGCTGTTGTGGTCCCATTCGGGGTCGCCGCCGCCGGAAATGTCGACCGGCTGGCACCAGCAGCCCCCGCTCAGGATATGCGGCTTCATGTCGTTCCGGGGAATGCAGTGGGAGCACTCGTCACCCGGGAGAAGCGCCCACCCGAGGCCAAGGGCCATCAGGGCGTCAGGCGTCATTGGCCACCGGGCCCATGCGGGGTGGAACCATATGCAGAAGGATGATCGCCATGCGGGTCTGAGCGGCCAGCCACTGAAAACCCGGGCTGTCAGAAAATCGAGGGGTCGGTTTCACTGCTTTGCTCCTGCGGCGAAACGACGTGATAATCCACGCCTTCCTCCATGTCCAGCGCCTTCACCGCCTCTTCCAACGTGATCGTGCCCCCGACTTCGATCTGCTTCGGCGCCGTGATGACCTTCGGGAACAGCTTGGTGTAGAAGTCCCCGGGGTTCTCTTCCGCCCAATCGGCCATCGCTTCGACGCCACCGACTTCCTCGAACACCGTCATCACCACGTTGCCGGCGTAGCGGCCAATGTTGGCGTAGAGTTGGGCGTCGACGGACGGCGCCTGGATCACGTCCGGGGTGCGCCGGGGGTTTCGGGCCCGGGCGTCCTGCCGCTCCAGCTTCCGACGCTGCCGTTCGCGCGCTAGTTCGAGGGCCATGTCCCGAAGATCGTCTTCAGGCGTCCTGCGAGCCAAGGATTGACCGGGCTGTTCCATGACTGCTGTATGCCAGCGTTGGGCCGGAAAGAAAAGGGGCGGACCGGAAAGCCCGCCCCGGTTCGCTAGGCGGAAAGGCGCTCCCGCAGCGCGTAGCCTTCCAGCGGCCAAAGCTGCTTGATGGCATCCTCGTAGGCGAACCTCTTGCCCTTCTCCGGGTCGAAGTTCTCCGGAGATGCGGGCGCGCTTTTGCCAATGATGGTGGAGCCGTTCTGCATCACCAGAATGCAGATTGTCAGCAGGTCAAGCGGGTTGTTGTTGCTCGCCGTCTGGTAAAGCGCGGCCTCGGCCTCGCCTGCCGTAAAATACAACTCGCGCTCGATCTTCCTTTCCATATCGGCAAGGGAAACACGCGGGGCAGTCGCCCGTGCTGCGCTGTAGTCGTCGGTGGCTTTCAGTGTTTCGCTGTGCATGTTAGCTCTCCAGCTATTTACCGCCGTTTTGGCGGCCAGGGCTGTATGCCAGCGTTGGGCGGGAAAGAAAAGACCCCCGACCTTTGTGGGGCCGGGGGTGAGTTGGGGTCGACTGACTGCTGAACCCTGGGGAGAGTTCTCG